GTCTTAAGAATGGTGTTATATCAGTAGGCATGAAAATCTCCAATTATATGTACTCGGCGGTGCAACGCCTGTATGGAGAGTATAACGCAATGGGGATGTGAGAGCAAGCATACAAAGATGCGGAAGGGGTGAAAGAGTATGCCGAAGTTAAAACCAAATATACAGGAAGAACGGAACAGGATCGTTCGTGCATGTATTGCGGGGAATAAGGAGCGGTTGGCAATCGATGATGCCGCTCTGGCTATTAAGGTCGGAGTAACGAAGAAAACGATTCAGAACAAGTATCACCGGCCAGAGACGTATTCCCTGGATGAGATGCAGAAGATTGCAGCCGCATTGAAATTTACCCCGATCCAGGCAGCATCCGTGCTCCTGGGCCGGGAGCTTACATCGAAAGAAATCAAGGAATTTATTCTGATGTAAAAGGAGGTGAAATAGATGCATGAGAACAATGAGGGGACGGCAGGTGCTCTGCCAGTACTGCGGCCAGGTCTGGAATGTATCCCGGTTCGCAGTGATCCGAGACGAGTATCGGTGTCCGAAATGTACGAAGAGGATCCGGAACTCGAGGAGTCCTACGATCAGGACAAGCAGCAGCCGACACTATTCGAAGTGATGGAAAAGATTTGTCGCATTGTTGAGTGTGTGACCTGCGGCGGCATGATATACGTTCTGGCCCGCATGTCTGGAATTGCATAAAAAGATCCCCATAGCGGAGCGGCAACTCCGAGGGGATCACATGTAAAAAGTTTACACCTCTATTTTAGAGGAGAAAGAGGAGAAAATCAAGATGGTAAAAGTGACAGTTGAGAAAGATGGAGAAAAAAACGTCTTTACAGGCGAATCCGTAATCGGAATGACGATGACCAAAGAGGATCTGGATGACAATAAGGTAGCGTATGCAGGTAATAGATTTGGAATGATCGACATGGATGGGGAATACCTTCCGGAACTCCTGGTGGAGTTGATCAATAATCTCTTTAAAGAGGTTCATGAAACTCCTGTTGAGTACCTTCATGCTATGGTCCAGACATCGAACTTGCTGAATGAGACCATCATGTCAGCCGTAACAGAAAATGCTGATGCATTAGCGAATACACTCCGGGCAGTATTGAAAGGAGAAGAGGTCTAATGCCTGCCGAGAAGTACATACTCCCCGACCGGGCCGCCTGGCTTGCGGCAAGAAAGAACCATATTGGCGGATCGGATGCTGCGGCGTGTGTGGGGAGGAGCCCGCACAAGGATAACGTGCAGCTCTGGGAAGAGAAGATGGGGCTGGTATTTCCGGAAGATATTTCTGATAAGGAATATGTCCGGTACGGCACTGAGGCGGAGAAGTATCTCCGCGCTCTGTTTGCCCTGGATCATCCGGAATACCAGGTGTTCTATGATGAGAACAACATGTTCCTGAACCCGAAATATCCGTGGATGCACGCCTCTCTCGATGGCGAGCTGATTGACCAGAGAGGGCGGCATGGGATCCTGGAGATCAAGACGACAAACATTCTGCAGAGTGCGCAGAAGAAAAAATGGGACAACCGGATCCCGGATAATTATTACTGCCAGGTTCTTCATTATCTGGCAGTCACGGAATACGATTTTGTGGTTCTGAAAGCCCAGCTGAAAAGTGAATGGGATGGAGAGCTGCGGATCGAGGTCCGTCACTATTTTATTGAACGCGAAGAGGTTGAGGAGGACATCCGGGAGCTGGTAGACGCAGAAAAGAAACTTTGGGACTGCGTGGAGAGCGGAAGGCGCCCGGATCTGATCCTTCCGGTCATATAGGAGGATGCAAAGTGGAGTTAAAGATTTACAGTCCGGCAGAGGACGGATTCATTAAGAAGATCGAATGGAACTATGAAGAGCTGAAGAAAGAGATCGAGGCACGGTCCGCGGAGTATGCGGCTTCAGTCTACACGGATGATTCGATCAAGAATGCAAAGGCGGACCGCGCACAGCTGAATAAATTCAAGGATGCTTTAAACGGAAAGCGCCTGGAGGTCCGGAGACAGATGCTGGAACCGTATGAGGAGTTCGGCGCACAGATCAAATCCTTGACGGACATTGTCCAGGGTGCGATCGACAACATCGACGGCCAGGTGAAGGATTATGAGAACCGGCAGAGGAAGATGAAGGAGGCAAAGATCCGGGAGTTCTATGATGAGAACATCTTCGATATGGAGAAGTATCTTCCGTTTGAGCGTGTGATCAAGCCGGCTTATCTGAATACTTCAACATCGATGAAGTCCATCAAGGAGGAGATCCTTGCAACGATCCAGAAGGTTTCGGAAGGGATCGCAGTCCTCAATGAGGTGGACAGTCCGTATGTGGCAGATATGAAAGCTGTCTTCTTAAAAACGTACGACATCGGAGCGGCCCTGGCAGAAAAGAACCGCCTGGAAGCCGCAGAACGCAAGAGACAGGAATATGAAGCAGAACGCGCAAGACAGAAGGCTGCGCGTGAGGCAAGGGAGAAAGCAGAGGCGGAAGCACTGGTGCAGGCAGGAAAGAAAGAGGCAGAAGTAACGGCAGCAGTTCCGGAGCCGGCAGCAGGAGAGGCTTCCGGGATGAAAAAGAAAAGCGAACCGGTTGGTGTCCTCGACTTCCGCGTCTATGTGACGGAGTCCCAGATGCAAAAATTACAGAAGTTTTTAAAAGATTCCGGAATTCGTTATGAAGAAATTCCGATGTAAGAAGGAGGAAGAAAACAATGGCAGTAGGAAACAGCTTAACAGCAAAGAAACAGAATTCAGACCGAGTGGAGTTTGAAGTAGCAGGAGAAAAGATCACACTGACCCCGCAGATCGTCCGTGATTACCTGGTCAGCGGTGATAAGGAGCGTGTCTCCATGCAGGAGGTTGTGATGTTCATCAACCTCTGCAAGTATGCCGGACTGAATCCGTGGTTAAAAGAAGCGTACTGCATCAAGTACGGGAGCGAGCCGGCGACAATGGTGGTTGGTAAGGAAGCATTCATGAAGCGTGCGGAGAAAACGCCAGGCTTTGACGGTTTCGAGGCGGGTGTGATCGTCCTTTCCGGGGATGAACTGATCTACCGGAAGGGAACCCTGAAACTGCCGGATGAGGAGCTTGTGGGAGGTTATGCGGAGGTATTCCGGAGGGACCGCACCCATTCCTATCGCGTGGAGGTCTCCTTTGATGAGTATGCGGCCAGAAAGAAAGATGGCAGCTTAAACAGCCAGTGGTCAAAGAAGCCGGCGACGATGATCCGCAAGGTTGCTCTGGTCCAGGCATTAAGAGAAGCGTTCCCGGAGAACTTCTCCGGTCTCTACAGTGAGGAAGAGGCAGGAACAGAGGAGACGAGCTTCCTGACACCGCCGGACATGCCTGTAACCGATCAGGGGCCGGCAGCGATCCCGGAACAGGAACAGCCTACAACACCGCCGGTACAGCCGATGACAGAAAATGCCCAGATGGATATGGCGGCTGCGTTTTTCAATAAATGATCAGCCTGCTTAGGGAGGAGGTGAGGAAGATGGCAAAGATCACGTTTGAATCGATCGCCGGCGGAGAGCTGGCAGAACGTTTCCGGGTTGCACTGGCTCAGATCGGCAGAAATATCATGGACCCGAACTCTGATCCGGATGCATCCAGAGGAATGACGATCAACCTGAAGTTCAAACCGAATGAGTCCGGAGGGATCAACGTTGAGTTCGATATCAAGACAAAACTTGCAGGATTCAGAAAGGGCAAATCCCTGTTCCTGATCGGCCAGGATGCGAAGACCGGCCGGATCGAGATGTCCGAGTATGGCAATAACCGTCCGCAGGTGGCAGCGTACACTGCAGTGGAGCGGACGGAAGAGAAACCATTTGATCCGGAGACCGGGGAGATCCTGGACGAGGAGAGAAAAGGACCGATTGACTTAAGAGCGTAAATGAGAGGAGAAAACCATGTTAGAAGGATTAAAAGAAGCGATGCAGTACCTGATCGGAGTCGGCAATGAGGCGGAAAAGGTCCAGGTCCTGGAAATCTGCGGCGAGACCTATGCAAATAAGCGTCTGGAGCGTTACGGAGCACCGAAGAGAGCGGCAGCAATTGAGGCGTCATCCCTGTCAGCACTGGTTGATTACATTAAATCACTTTCGAATGAATTCTCGACAAGTCGGATGATCATCCAGATCGAGGATCCGGAAGAGGTAAATCTTATTTCTGAATTGAACATCGAGAGAAAAAGAGAATGCCTGTTCTCCTGCAAGGCAGAGATCTCGAAATTCCGTTTTGATAACTGGTATGATCAGGAGCGTTTCATGATCGAGATCCAGTCCAATTTTGTTCCGAGTTCGGACCGTGACGTTCTGATCAAGTTCGCGGGAAATGTGGAGCAGAAGAACAGTGCAACATTCTCGGACGATGGAAAGACTCAGGTCGCTACGATGAACGTTGGAGTTGCGTCAAAGTCGGATGTGATCGTACCGAATCCGGTTCTCCTGGCACCGTACCGCACCTTCCAGGAAATCGAACAGCCTTTCTCGAACTTTGTGTTCCGGATGGCGGACAAACAGACTCCGGCCTTCTCCCTGATCGAAGCGGAGGGCGGCGTCTGGAAGAACGAAGCAGTGAGCCGCATTAAGGAATATTTCAAGAAAGCGCTTGCGGATATGCCGGAGGAGATCCAGAACCGGATCGTGATCATAGGATAAAAAATGTAAACAGGCGGCCATCCCTCTTTCTGATATATGTCACAGGAATCCCGGTGCTCCGGCCGCCGGCATCGGGAAATGAAGGAGCAAGGATGAACAGCAGACAGAAAGGCGCCCGCGGAGAGCGGGAGCTTGCGAAGATCTTCCGGGAACATGGATATGACGCAAGACGCGGACAGCAGTATTGCGGAGCGTCCGGAGATGCCGACGTGATCGGTCTTCCAGGGATCCATGTGGAATGTAAGCGAGTTGAGAAGTTAAATCTTCTGGACGCAGTCGGGCAGTCTGTGAGAGATGCAAGGGATGATGAGCTCCCGGCGGTCTTTCACCGGCGTGACCGGTCGGAATGGCTTGTGACCATGCGTATGGAAGACTGGTTTACCCTCTTTCGGGAGTGGGAAGCCGGACAGGATTTAAAAGAGAAAGCAGAAAGGTAGGTGACTGCCTTTATGAATTATATCGCCCAGATCAATGCGTTCTGGGATTCGGCCACAACAAATCCGTTGTCTACAGGGCAGGTGTCGTTATACTTTGCGTTATTGCATGTATGCAACAGGAGCAACTGGACAGAGTGGTTTGCAGCGCCGAATCAGGTGCTCTCGGTACTGACGGGATTATCGAGGTCAGGAATACTGAAAGCGAGAAACGAATTG